TCTCCGAACATCCCATACCTGACCTGTGCGACCGCAGCAGGCACGGCAGCGAAAACGACCACTTTGGTTAGCGGAAAATTCACTTCCGCTGACCTCGTGGCTGGCGCACAGGTACTGGTCAAATTCACATACGCAAACTCCGTAGCTAATCCGACCATCTCCATTAACGGAACGACGGCAAAGTCTATCAAGCGATATGGGACGACAGCACCATCGACATCGGCTACGTCTTCTTGGAACGCTAATGAGGTAGTGCTTCTGGTATTCGACGGCACTTACTGGATGTTGGAAGGGTGGATAAACACGACCTATTCGTCCATGACGGAGGCTGAAATCACAGATGGAACAGGCACTACGGCGAGAATCATTACACCAGCGAGGCTAAAGTTGGCGGTGGAGACGTGGGAGACAGGCGGAGTTGACTTCACTATTGTAAACTCGCTTCCAACAACGGATATAGACGAGAGCAAAGTATACCTGATATCCACCAACTTCGACCCATCGACATACACGCCTGTAACTTACTCGCTGTCGAGAAGTAATGACACAATCACGCTGACAGGATCTAATGGGAGTACTACAAGCGTTAATGGCGGTCTCACTACGAGCGAAGTGGAGACTCTGATTGACACGAAAATCAATGAAGTTCTGGGGGTGGCTTACTGATGGCAAACGAATTAGGAAACCTCTTCACAGACATTGCTGATGCTATCAGAGACAGGAAGGGCGGTAGCGACACTTACTATCCAAACCAGATGGCGAACGCAATACTAAATATAAGAACAGATGATGATTGTGTGTATCAGAGCAAAACCATCACTCCGACCAAATCAGTGCAGACAGCAACGCCTGACAGCGGATATGATGGGTTGAGTTCTGTAAGAGTCAACGCAATTCCGAGTCAGTACGCTGATATATCTGGCGTCACAGTAACGACAGGAACGCTTTTAAGTGGCACTACTGCGGTGAATTCATCTGGCCAGACCATCACAGGAACAGTGGCCATTCAACATTACTATACAGGTAGTGGTGCGCCAGCAAGCACTTTGGGTGTTAATGGCGACATCTACCTTGAGACTTGAGGTGATGGGGAATGGCTAAAACTGTAACTGTTGAAAGAGTATTGGGAACGTACAAACTTGTGAGCGGTGGCTTTAACGGAAGTGGTGGAACGTATTTCTCTGGTATCGTTGGAAAAGGTTATAATGGTACGCAGACGACATCTAACTACTACTCTTCGGGCAGTGGCACGAGGGCGTATTTCACATACGACATGAGCTTCAACATACCGAGCAATGCCACTGTGACGGCACTATCCGTGAAGGTCAATGGCCACGCCGAAAGTACATCCAACTCAAACGAGTACATGACGTTCCAGTTGAAGAGTGGAAGTACTTACTTCACGACACTGTATAACTTCAAGTCATATGGGACATCGAACACCACGATAACACGAGACGCTACCACACTTCCAACAGTGGCGCAGTTATCGAGCATGGTTCTTGAATGTACTCTTGGTTACTATGGCGGTGCTATAAATGGTGCGACCTGTTATCTAACGTACACCTTGCCAGAGACTATCTACTACAAAGAAAATGGCTCGTGGGTGGAACCATCTGCTGTGTATAAGAAAGTGAATGGATCGTGGGTGAAGCAATCTGATTTGACTACTGTGTTCGATGCAAACACGAATTATGTGAAAGGATAGGGGGTGACGCTATGGCGACATTATACAATCAATACATCTACAAAGATGGTGCATGGCGACAGGTTGGCGTCAGCTCTGAATCTGTGACATACACCATATCAGCATCGGGAAACAATCTGACGTTGATTGGTTCGGATGGAAGCACAAGTACAGTAACTGTTGCTGGTTCTGAAGCAATCACGAACACCGAAATAGATAACATCGTTACTTATGGTGCGAGAAGCAACTAAAGGAGGTTTGTATGAGCAAATATCTTGATAAACCAGGTCTTGAGCATTATCATGACCTAATCAAAAGCGGACTCTACGAATACATCGAAGGTACACAGAGTTCTGCAACAAGTACATGGACAGGGGTTTCCACACAGCCTTCTTTAAGTGATGGGAAACTTATCATCTATCATCTGCCGTATGCTGGCGGAAGCGCTGTTCCGACGCTGAACCTGACTTTTCCTGATGGTACGACTACAGGAGCGAAGGCTGTAGGAACGAGAGTTGGGACGAGTTACTCCGTTGGGAGCAACATCATCCTTGTCTACACAGGAACGACGTGGGATGTTGTTGAAGCTGATGGCTCCAACCTCATTGCAAACAGGGCAGTGGTTTCTGATGCGAATGGGAAACTGGCTGAAAGTAGCGTAACCTCTACAGAACTGGGTTATTTATCTGGGGTTACGAGTGGTGTGCAGACGCAGTTCAATAGCAAGGTGTCTAAAACATTGGAGTCTGAAGTGGCTTCCTTCCTGGAGGTTGAAACTGTAAATGATGCGTTGAAAAAAATTGCAGCAGAACTTGTTTATGAAGATATTAACGAGTCTGGGACATGGACAGTTCCGCAAAACATCTGTGGGAACAAAATTTTTGTGATAGTTGTCGGCGGAGGTGCATCTGGCTATTCAATGTCTTCAAGTGCAAATGTGTATACCACAGGCGGAGGCAGTGGAGAATTAAGTTTTGGAACCATGGAAGTAACTCCAGGACAAAATATAACCGCTATAATTGGTGCTGGGGGCGAGTCAGCAACAAAAGAAAGTCCTTCAAGCAAGAATGGAGGGGCATCTTCGTTTGGAGGCATTTCTGCAAATGGCGGTAATGGTAAGGACGGAGGTGCAGGTGGTGGTGGAGCCAATGGCGGAAACGCATCCTTTGGTGGCGGAGGAGGCTCTTATTCATCCAGCCCTGGCGGTAATGGTGGAACATACGGTGGCGGTGGCGGAGGTCAAACTGGTGGTGTCGGTGGAACATACGGCGGAAATGGTGGCACATCGTCAACACAAGCCGAAAGCGGCACTCCATATATGGGATCTTTGAAACTGTGGAATTTGGCATCGGATTATTACGGATTAGAGAGACACACTTTATCCGATGTCAGAAAAGAAAACGCAGGACAGGATTGCGAGAAACTTCAAGGCGGTGGCGGTCTTGGTTCGCATGGGGCAGTTGGCCTTTCATCCCATTTGGGCGGTGGTGGAGGCTTTCTTGCAAATGCAAATCCACCACAAAACTCAAATGATTATTCTGGCGGTGCGCTGTTTGGATATAATGGAGACGCCAAATCAAGTGGAGCGCAAGGATTTTACAGTGGAGGAGGAAGCAAATTAAGAGGAGCTGGTGGCCAAGGAGCTTATGGTGCATCTACATCTGGTGCAGGTGGAAACGGCGTTGTAGCAATTTGGTATTATGCCACTCCATCCATTAGATACTTAAATGAAATATATTAAGGGGGCAAGAACTATGGTGAATAAATATAAAATCTTTCAAAACGGAGACTTCATCAATGCAATAGTAGCCTCCGAAGAATTCATCGAAGCCTACTGCGAAGAAAACGGCTACACATATGAACTGGTTGAAGAACCTGAACCAGCACCCACGCCACCCGAACCTACCGAAGAGGACGACGTAAACGGAATGCTCGTTGACCACGAGTACAGGCTAACACTTTTAGAACTTGGTATCACAGAGGAGGTATAAGAAATGTTATACAGAGTATTATTAAGAATGATTGAAAGAGGACAGACAGAAGGATTGGCAGAAAAAATCGACGTGTTCTATGCTGCTGGGAAGCTGACGGAAGCGGAGTACAGTGACCTGGTATCCAAATTAGAACCGACCGCATAAGGAGGTGGTCCACATGAGAACGTGGGGGAAGGCAGCGCTCATCAGAGCAATCAAGACTATGGCGCAGACAGCCGTCGCCATGATAGGCACATCGGTGGTCATCGACGAGGTTAACTGGGTCATGGTAGCCAGTGCGTCAGTATTGGCTGGCATACTGTCCATCTTGACATCCGTGGCTGGATTGCCGGAGGTAGAAAGCGGAAAACACGAGGAGTGATTAATAATGGCGAAGGTTTACAAGTATAGCAAGAAAAAGGATGGCGAGAAACTCATTCGCCCAAATTTCAAGGTCAAGGAATTCGCTTGCAAGGATGGTAGCGACACTGTTCTAGTTTGCGAAGAAACAGTTGAGATCCTTCAGGCCATTCGCAATTATTTCGGAAAGCCAATCACGATAAACAGCGGATATCGGACACCCACCTACAATAAAAAAGTAGGTGGGGCGTCCATGTCACAGCACGTTGTCGGCACGGCTGCGGACATCTCTGTCAAAGGAATCCCTCCGTCTGCCATTGTGTCGTACCTGGAGGCATTCTATCCAAACCACGGCATCGGACTATATACCAGCTTCGTCCACATCGACAGCAGAGGGTACAAGGTCTACTGGCAATACAAGGGAAATGCTGTGGTATCCAGCTTCAAACAGGGGACGTTGTACGAGAAGTATAAGGCAACAGAACCGGTCACCACCGCTTCGGTCGGTGATTCGGGCGGAGAGGAGCAGAACGTGACAACAGAAAAGGATGTTAATGAAGTGCCGGAATGGGCGAAAGATGAATACCAAGAGGCAATAGACATGGGTATCACAGACGGATCTAGACCTAACGATCCGGTCACAAGGCTGGAGGCTGCCATCATGGCCAAAAGAGTAGCGAAGGCGGTGAGGGAAAAGTGACAGAGATTTTATGCACACTAATCACCGCACTTGCAGGCATAGTGGTGGCGGTTCTCTCCGTCTACATCAAGCGTATCGAGGATAGAGCAAAAGAGGCAGACGAGCGGAATGATAGAGCCAACGAAGTCAGAAAGCGAGAAAGCCTGCTGAACCTTCGTTTGACCTATGCTGCGGTGGGGTTGTCAATGGTATGCGCCAATGCGTTGATGGATTATAAAAACAACGGCAACGTCGAGTTAGCCTATCAGGCAGCAGCCGAGGCGAAAGAGGAGTACAACAATCTCATGCAGGAGCTGACGGCTCACGAAGTAGGCAAGTAGTTGTAGGACAGTTGTACTACAGTTGTAGTACAACAAATAAGTAACAAACAAGTAACAAATAGTGCTTTCATTTTAGTTTTATAAAACCCCCGAAGGTCAATTTCGGGGGTTTGTTACTAATCGTTACTAGTTTGTTCCTGATTAGTTGCTATTTTAGCGTGTTTTAGGGTACTCTAGAGATGCACTAATTCTTGAAAACCATTGAAACTACAGTGTTTCCAGTGGGTTGACTTTCAACCAAAATCGTGATACGATAAGGTCTATTTCGCATAAAATCAATGGTTCGTGGCACTTGTTACTGATTTTTGTTACTAATTCAATCATTTTTAAAATATCTACGCCAGCATTTCGATGGTTTCGATGAGTTCATCGAGGGATTTGTGAGTGTAAATATCTTCCCCCACATTGCCGGAGGAGTGGCCCATAATCTTGTCGATGCATACCCTTTTAGCACCAGCAGAATCGAGTCTGCTGCGGAATGTGTGGCGTGTTTCGTGGGGTGTGTGGCTTGCACCAATGTCAGCCATGATGCGCTCCCAATGGATGGAACGATACTGGTGTGCATTCATCGGTCTACCTTTGTATTCGATGAGGTAACCCTTGTTACTGGCAGCACAGCGTTCAGCGACCATGTCGTAGATCCTGTGATGGATAGGCACTGTTCTGTTGATTCCGGCAGCGGTCTTCTTTCCGCCGACCATGTACTTCTCTTCCAGGTTGATGTTCTCGACCTTGAGTTCCAGCATCTCGCTGATACGGAACCCTGTGTAGAGGAGAATCAGAACGCTGTCGTAGAATGCTTTATCAGAACCATCCCACAGTGATGAGATCTCGTCATCACTGAAAATGACCTTCTGCTTTCTAGGTGTACCACCGGTCACCTGGACGAGGTCACTGTACATTTTATCAGATATGTCCATTTCACGAGCAAACTTATCAAGATGGACAAACAGGTTTTTAATAGATGACTTTGTGGACTTCGACAAGGGGCAATCGTCGATAATGTCCTGCATCTCAAAAGCCTTGATTGATGAGTAAACTCGTTTATGGAGTGGGGAACAGTGTTTGTAAGAGGAATGCATCAAACCGAGAGTACTCTTGCCGAGCCGTTCCCCTCTTTTTTCGATATACATTTCAAACAGAGCCTCCATCGTGATGCTCTGTTTTTCTTTCTGTTCCAGATTCCACGGAGTTGTGTTGAAATCAGACAGTGCTTTCAGCGCCTCTGCCTTCGTGGCGAATGTTCCGATGCACTTCTGCAATCCTGTTTTGCCTTCTCTCGCCAGATAAGGCTTTGATCTATTTCCAGAGAGTTTTGTGATACTCCCTGACCCATTTGGAAGTCTTCTCATTGCCTTGCTCCTTTCTTGCGGAAATAAAAATGTTTGAGAAAAATGCTTCTAAAAACTATACTATATATACGCACCTCCTTTCGGGGAACGTGAAGGGGATCGCACTCGTGTTTCGCTTCTTTTTCGGGGCGGTCCTCTTCAACTTACTTTGACAGTTTCACAATTCCTTCTAGAGTATCCTTGTGAGCCGTGGGGTTTTTCGGTAATTTCTACCCACGGCTCGCCATCGGCTTTTACCCTACAAGGGTTTCGCACGAACGCCTACACTTTGCCTTTCGGTGTAGGCGTTCTTTTTTTATACCTTTCTGCGGATCTCTTTCACCACACCCAGTATCTTCACAGGATTCGAAGTATCCTTGTACATATAGATACCTGGCTCAAAATCGGGGTTTAGTGGCTGCAAAACGATATGATCTTTCTTCTTTAGTACTTTCTTTAGGGTAGCCTCATATCCGTTGACGTACACCACCGCATCCTGCCCATTTTCGCAATCAGGCTGAAGCTTGACTATGACCACATCCCCATCAAGGTATTTCGGATACATACTGTTACCGCAGACCTTTATGGCAATGTACTCGCTTCCGCCTTTTATCATGTCAGCGGAGATCTCTTCGAAGTCTATTACATCTTCGATTGCTTCAATCGGTATCCCAGCAGGAATCTTCCGATATACTGGAATCCTTATAGCGGTGTCAGAGGACCGCTTGATCCGTGCCATCGGAACATCCGCACCCATCAGCCACGCTTCGCTGACGTTCAGCGCCTTTGCGATCATGTACAGCTTTTCCTGTTTCGGCTCATACTTGCCGGACAGGTAGGAACTCAAAGTGCCTCTTGCGATCCCTGTCTTCTCGGCTATGTCCGCCTGTCGCATATTTCTCTTCTCCATTGCTTCTTTCATTCTGTCTGCGTAGGTTGCCATTCCGTCACCTCCTTTCGTTTTCCTTCATTAATATAGTAACATATTCACTGCACTTACGCAACAAATATTTTGTCTAAAATAAAAAAAGTTCTTAAAACGGAAAAATAATCATTGACATCGGTTTCATGTTGCGGTATGATAAGTTCAGAAAACGTAACAAGGAGGTGATTTGATGGAGTGGAACTACAATCCGTTGAAGGGAAAAATCAAGGAAGTGTGCGGTACACAGGAAGAGTTCGCAAAGCGGATGAACCTTGGAAATTCAAGCATTTCCCAGCGTTTAGGCAGCAAGGTGGATTTCTCACAGGAAGAGATCATGAGATCCTGTGAGATTCTCGGAATCCCGATGATGGATTTGGAGAAATATTTTTTTACTCCAAATGTTGCGAATTCGTAACAAATGAGGTGCTGAAATGTTCAAAGATGAATTAAGAAAGGTTATGGTAGATCTTGGCATAAACCAATCCACTTTGGCTTACAAGGTTGGATGCAGCAACTCATCTATCAGCCAATACCTTTCAGGACGAAACGAACCGCCATTGAAGAGAAAAATAAGAATGGCTGAACGTCTCGGCTTGCCATCCGATTATTTCGCATCCCAGAAGGAAAAAATCTGGGTGGATGCTACCGATAAAGGAAGGGAAAACCTTTCGGTCGAAGAAGTAGCCGACCTGCTCGGAAAATCTCCCAAGTGGGTGCGTACAGGACTAATTGAAGGAAGGCTGGATTTCGGTTATGCGGTCAAGTTGAACAAGTGGTCCTTCTGCATACCGAGAGCAATGTTCGAAATGAAGACAGGGATGGTGGTCGATGGAAAGTAGAAAGGGCAGAAAGATCAATTACCCGAAGAAGAGACGGAAAGGGAAGTCTTCCAAGTATCCATGGAAAAATACGACATGGGCGAGGAAGAAGTACCTCAACCTTGAAAAAGCCATCGAACTGATGGAAGCAAGCGGACTTACCGCAAATCAAATCAGTGAGAAAAGCGGTCTTTCGAACAGGACAGTAAGGAAGATCCGCAACGGAAGGGATGGCTACTATTATCCCGAAACCTGCGAGAAACTCGCAAGAGGTCTTGGGGTAAGACCAGGGGACATCATGAACCACGAGGAGGATTAAATGGCGGTCCACGAAAACTGTAGGTGGTATCAGGAAACCACTCTTTACGAGAGGATTCCAGGAACCAACCAACGGAGGCCGTTCCTCTACAGGGAGTGTGCGATACTTCGGAGAGCATTCTGCGTCTTCGAGGAATGTACATTCTTCAAGACAGAGAAGATGTACCAGGAAGAAGTACACAGATGTAAGAAGCGACTAGAGAAGTTGAAAAGGGAGAAAGAGGATGGCGATCAACAGCCGACAGAAGGGAGCGACGTTCGAACGGACGTTGGCAAAGATACTCCGTGAGCATGGTTATACGGATGCTAGGAGAGGCCAACAGTACGCAGGAGCGAACGGCGACGCCGATGTAGTTGGTATCCAAGGCATCCACATCGAAGCCAAAGCTGTGGAGAATCTGAACCTCTACAAAGCTTATGAGCAATCTTGCAGAGATGCGAGAGAAGGTGAAGTGCCGGTGGTCATCCATAAGAAGAATCGGAAACCTATTCTAGTGACCCTAGCACTGGAGGATTGGCTAGATGAAGAAAAAGGGAGACGGCACTTATCTAAAAAAGAATAGGAAACGATACGCCTTAATATGGCGGATATGAATGCCCAAAGTGTGCAACGAAAAGGAGGAACAATGAAGCGAACCATCTATGACATCGATGATGACATCCGCCGGATTTGGGATGAGGCTGAAGTCGATGAATACGGAGAGGTCCACGTAGACTACGAAAAACTGGACGCTCTCAACCTTGAGCGAGAGGTGAAGGTCGAGAACGCTGCTCTTCTCTACAGAGAAGTGGTAGCAGACGAAAGAGTTCTCGGCGATGAGATTGAGAGACTCAAGAACAGAAAAGAATCCGTAAAGAAGGAAAAAGAATCCCTCAAAGAGTACCTTCGGTACGCCACAGGCGGTGAGAAGGTAAAGACACCAAAGGTGACAGTTTTCTTCAAGGCAAACGAGAGGGTCGAGGTAGACGATGTCGAGAAACTCCCAGAAGAGTTCATCATGACGGAACGAACGCCGAGGAAATCACTTCTCAAAGATGCAATGAAGAATGGTGAGGTATTCGAAGGCGTAAGACTCGTACAGAGCGACAGCATAATCATTAGGTAGGAGGTGCAAATGGACAAGCTAATCAAGATTCAATCGGAGTTAAAGGCTCCAAAGGATTTGACCAACAAGTTCGGCGGTTACAAGTACCGGTCTTGTGAGAAGATCCTTGAGGCGGTCAAACCGCTTCTGAAGAAGCATGGATGTCTGATGACACTGTCAGACGAGATCGTAGAAAGAAATGGTCACAACTACGTTAAAGCCACAGCAAGATTCGTTGACGGAGACTTCGCAGTAGAATCATCCGCACTTGCAAGAGATGGTCTTGAGAAAAAGGGGATGGATGCAAGCCAGGTAACAGGGTCGGCTTCCAGTTACGCTAGAAAGTATGCGTTAAATGGTCTGTTCTTAATCGACGATTCAGCAATCGAAGAAACACCAGATCCCGACTCTCTGCCACCCGAAGAACCGAAGCCACCAAAGAAGGAAGAAAGGCCGGCACAGAAGTATGCAACAGCCGAACAGTTAGGGAAGCTGACAGAGGTGTGTAAGACTTATAAACTCGATAAACAACTCGTGGCAAGTCAGGCAGGCATCACAAATAGCCGTGTGACCATCGAGGCATACAACAAGGCAATGAGCATTGCGAACAGCATGATTGCTGAAAAAGAAGCGAAAGGAGAGGCGTAAATGTTTAACGAAATCATGCAGAGATACTTCTACCTGCTCGGTGTGGTCAACACACTGAAAGAATACATTGAAATCGACAGGCTCCCTAACAAAGAATTCATGGCCAGAATGCTTGAAAGTGCGGTAGATTTCAACATCGAAACGAACAGGACGTTCGAAGAAGAAGTAGACGACGAAGACATGGAATTCTAGATCATTTGGAGGTGCGAAATGAGACGTTACATGAAATTAATCAAGCACTTTGGTGCTAGGAATATCAAGCTGAAGGCTGTGCAATCTTTAGCTAGATTACAGGACAGCGTCCTTAAAAATGCCCTTGGCGGTGGCTCGGTATCCGA